GTATTCCAGCTGAAAAACTCTCTGAAATAAGGTCTTTTTTCGACGAGGTTCCTTTCATACAATACAAAGGAAAGGTGAATTGCCCCGAAGGTAAAGAGGACATTGTAATTCGGGAGATCGAAGATTTTTTTCTATGATGCTCTGTAATGAATCTTTACAGAGTTACTACACAAACAACTTTTCATTAATGAAACATCATGGTTGGTCTCTCTCGGATCTCGAAAATATGGTGCCTTGGGAGAGAGATATATACATACTCTTGACGGAGAATTGGGTAAAAGAAGAAAAAGAAAAGATGGAACAAGCTAAACAACAACGGGGTGCCTAATGGCAGTAAACAAAGACAAACCATTAAACGAATCCATACAAGAGTTAACCATCCAGATACAGAAATTAGAGGCGAAAGCGTCTAAAAGTTCTGGAACTGACTTTAAAGAAGCTTTGGATAAAATTAATGTTGAAACTTTCTTTCCATCATTTCTTAACCCCATCGGTAGAGCAGGTCAAAAGACCGCAAATGTGATACAAGGTTTAGTGAATGTAGGCCGAAACAGAAAACTAAAATCACTTAAGTCACAATTAGAAAACGCTGAAGGTGAACTTGGTTCAGAAGGTATCGAATCTGATATTGACCCCGTTGATCTTGGTGGTGATATCGGTGGTATGGGTGGTGACATAACACCACTCATTGAAGTGATGGAGGGAGTCGTACTATCCATAGAAAACATGAACGAAAGTACTTTGCAGTCTTTGGAAAAGATAAAATACTGTCTAGAAGATATAGGTGACGATGTTGTAGGTATTGTTGGTCATATGACCAAAGAAAGCAAAATAGGATTAGAGAACCGTCGAGAAGCTCAACGAGCCCAAAGAGCGGGGGGAGCCCCTCGTCTTGTTGCGAACAAGACCGACGATGACCGAGGTGGAATGATGGGTGGCCTTATGAGTGGCCTTGTGGGCCGCGGCGGAGGGATGATGAAGGGCATTGGTGGAATGTTGGGCGGCGGTGGAATAATGAGTAAGATGGGTGGTCTCCTTGGGTTGGGAGGACTGGTCGGACTGATGCCAATTGTTGCGAAGATCGCACTCATCGTTGCGGGATTAGCAGCATACATGTACTATTATGATGATATGGTTGAAGGTATTGCTAACTTCTTGGTTGGTAATGAAAAAGGTAGGAAAGCCGAAGAAAAATTTTTAAGGGAACGAAAAGCGTTCCTTGAACAACAAAAAGCATTCTTCGATATGCAAATGGAAGGATATACCGAAGAACAAAGACTAAATGTGAAATCTGACATTGCCGAAATTCGCGATGCGGGCCTAGATAAACCGGTGCTGGACAGAGCGACCGTTCAACAACGTCGAGCTCGAAGTATGGTATTCTCTGGACAAATACCAGAATTAGCAACACTATCCAATCAAACAAAATCAACAGAAGATACTGTTGGTCTGATCCGTGGGGCGCAGAAGCAGAACGCAGCGGACGCCGCAGATACAAGACTCGGCCGGATCACGAGCATGATCGGGTCTGGATTCATGACCGTTACTGGTCTCGGTTATCTTTTTGGTGGATCACCAGATGAAGACTTCGCCCGTCAGTACAACGCATATGAAAATACTGGTCTATACTCTGACGAAAGCTTAGAAAAAGCAATACAAAACGCTAATGATGCAGCGAGTCTGGAGATATTAGCTCGTTACGTCGATCAAGATAATAATGATGTTTTAAATGACACAGAGTTTTCCTTACTACAAAGTTTTATGGAAATGGGAATTCATCTTGCTACACCAACTCAACTTTTAAAAAGTTTGAAAAACTTAGGTGGATCTCGTATAGGCGGAACCGATGCCGCCCCCGATATAGATGCTGGTGGATCATTGTCTACTCCTGAAACTTTACTCAGAGATCTACAGAGTAATGGATTTAGTTTACCCTCGTCATCACCCACGACAAACCCATCATTGAGTCCAACTCGAACCGAGAGAAATCTAGGACAATCCACCGGCGGCCGCATGTCAGATTTATTTAATATAAGACCACAACCCATAACAAACATCACCAACATCAACGTTGACAACTCAACTCCACAGTCAGGACACTTCCAAGGTACATCAGTAGATTATAGTGATAATAGATTATTCAGATAAAAAAAAACCGGGTCCGAAGACCCGGTTTCCTACTTCTCAACGAAGATCGTCATCATTCGTCGTTCGCTAATTTCTGAAAGTAAGACATGGCGCTGTCTTCCTCATCAGGCTGAACAGTTGAAGTAGTGGTATCCTCCGCCTTCTCATAGTTATCAGAAGACGTTTCGACTCTAGTGGTCTCCGCAGTATTATACGAAGTTGAACCACTGAGAACCTTGTCTAGACGAGACTTGATTTCATCGTAACTCTTGAAGTTAGAAGCATCAGTGAATTCACTGAGCTTGTATTGGGAATTCCAAAGAGTTTCAAGTCGTTCATCGTCACCTTCGTGCATAGCAGAAGGATGTTCGAATTCTGACTTGTCGTAGTTGGTGTAACCATCTACCTTACGAATCTTGATGCGGAAGTTCGCGCCATTCCAAAGATCGAATGGGTTGACTGCTTCCTCATCCTGAAATTCAGGATTCATTGCTTCATTAATCTTGTCGAAGATCTTCTTTCCATACTTGTAGAGGAAGACCTTGCCTTCATTCTCTGGGTTGGAAGGATCACTAACCACAAAGATGTTGGAGATGTATTGAAGCTTACGCTTGCGTTCGCGAGCGATGTCCTTGTCTGATTCCACGCCACTGTTCCAGAGACGACTGTTCATCTCTGAGACGGGATCTTTATCCCCGAGGGTTGTACGAGAATTCTCGATAAACCAACCACCCGGGCCCTGAAAGGCGTGAGAGAAGAGACGTGCCCAAGGCACATCTTCGCCATCAGACGGAGGAAGGAAACGGATGACTGCGTAACCATTGCCCGACTTGTCGGTCGTTGGTCGCCAAAAACGGTCATCCTTGTAAGAGGCCTTATTGCCGTTCATCTTCTCAAGTTCCCCTGAGAGTCGTTCCATACTTGAACGGGACTTGTTTTTCATATCACTAAATGCCATGTGTATTCTCCTTGTTTCGTGTAAGGTGTTTCGTGTGACTATGTATTATACTATGTATTCGTTGTGTTGTCAAGTGAAAACTTGAATAAATATCTACATGGAGTATCTTTATTATGATAAATGATTTTTTCGATTGTGTGTACTGGATCAACTCGATTAAACATCCCGAGAGAAGAAAGAACATGGAGTCGTTCTTCGAGAAGTATGGGATTAATAATCATAGAGTGGAAGCCGTATATGGTGATAACTTAAGATTCTTGTTACCAGAGAAAGAGAAGGTAAACAATGCCCGGTACTATGCTGGGTGTTTAGTATCTCATCTACAGGCGATGTTCATATCTAAAGTAAAAGGTGAAAAAAGAATACTAATTCTCGAAGATGATGTAGTTCCCATCAACGACTTTGAAAAATACTTTAGTCAATTTGAATTGTCTAAGTTTCATGAACATAACAAGTGGGACATGATGTTCTTGGGATTCATTCCGTTACACGATGATGATTCGATGTGGGATTATAGTATCGTTGCGAGGAATCAACTCTCAGAATACCCCAATTTCGTAAACGCAACCCGTCAAACCGTAGGAGCTTACGCTTATGCGGTCAATTCAGACATGCGAGACTTTCTTCTTGAAGAGATGTCCACTCACGAAGAACGGTACTATGGTGTGGAGGCATGGATGCGTAATCTGTCCCGATTTAATGGTAGAGACATCTACTCCGAAAAGAAAATCTTCAGTTTCATTCCTCAGTTGTTTGCTCATGATTCAGGATACTCGACACTCCAACCAGAAGAACATCTGGATGAAATGACAAGAAGTATTTGTCCTTGGTTCGGACAATCGTATACACATATTAAACAGGCAGACTAGTCTTCTTTGGTAACATGTTCTGATTCATCGCTTCGACTTCTAGTTTTTCGACGATTGGTTTAGAAACAAATTTTCTAATTGCCTCTGGTTCGACTTGAAGTTCTTCACATACATCTAGAACAGCAGCCATGTAGTCTCTGCCGTTTTTCTTTACTTTGTCCTCGACCATTTTCGAGAAACTATTTTCATTTAATTCAAATATCAATATTCTAACCTTTCGATTCCTTCGGGGGTTGTGTAGTAAATCTTATCAAACATCATTATACACCAAGGTGTACATAGTTGGCAAGGCCTTGCAATCCTCATATCACCAAATCGATTGAACCTCACGTTGACGAGTGTGAGTCCCCCCCTTTGATTACATCGAAGAAGGGCATCGAGTTCTGAATGAACCTCATCGTATCTGTACCCGATCTGCTTTGCTCTTGGGTGCGTTCTGAAGTGATTCGTACCAACTGAAATCACATTGTTCTTATGTATGATAAGAGAACAATGCTTCTTTTTTCTATCTATACCCATTGAGATGGGTTTTGCGATATCTACAAATTTTTCTATGCGACTAATCATAATTTATTTCATAGTTAAA